ACTGATTTTGCTGATTTAACTTTTAGTTCAGCAACTATTACTGCAAACGGAGCAATGATTTTTAATGATACTGCTTCAGGAGACCCTGCTGTTTGTATTTTAGCATTTGGAGGAGATAAAACATCAACTAACGGTGATTTTACTATTCAATTTCCTGCAGCAGACGCTTCAAACGCTATTATACGAATAGCTTAGTAGCCTGTGGCTAATATTACTGGTTGGGGTAGGGGCACCTGGGGTCAATTAACCTTTGGAGAACCGATACCCGTAGAAGTTACTGGTGTTTCTGGTACTTCCGCATTAGGTAGCGAAACAGTAGTAGCTACCGCAGTTATAACAGCTACAGGAGTAAGTGGAACTTCTGCTTTAGGAAGTGAAACAGTTATTGCTACCGCTACCGTAGCAGTAACAGGAAATGCAGGAACATCTGCATTAGGTAGCGAAACAGTTATTGCCGAAGCAAACATTTCTACTTCAGGCAACGTAGGTACTTCCGCACTAGGTAACGCCATTACAGCAGGTGCGGCAGTTACTGGAGTTTCTGGTTCTGCTTCAACAAGTGGACTTGGAGACGAATCAGTTACAGCAGGAGCTACTGTACTTGTAACAGGAAATGCAGCAACATCAGCACTAGGAACAATAACTACTAGATCAGATAATAATATCGATGTTACAGGTGCGGCAGGAACAGGAACACTAGGAACAGTTGTTGTTGCAGCTAACAGTTTAACAGTTGTTGAAGGTGTTTTTGCTACAGGAACTGCTGCAAGAGTAAATGTTTGGGGTCTTGTTCCTGATAGTCAAACACCTAATTATACTGAGGTAAGTGATAGTCAAACACCAAATTGGAAAGAAGTTGCTTAACAAGTACATAAAAAATAAGGTATAATCTAATAGGAGAATAATATGGCAAGTACATACGTAAACGACCTAAGACTTAACGAGATGGCTACTGGTGATGCTAGTGGTACTTGGGGCACAACAACGAATACAAATTTAGAACTGATTGGTAATGCTTTAGGTTATGGCACAGAAGCTATAACAACTAATGCAGATACTCACGCTTCTACAGTAGCAGATGGTGCTGCTGATTCAGCAAGAGCTATGTATATTAAATATACAGGCACATTAGATTCAACTTGTACTATTACTATTGGACCTAACACAATGAAAAGGGTTCATATAATTGAGAACGCTACATCAGGCTCTCAATCAATAATTATTAAACAAGGTTCAGGAGCAACGATAACTATCCCAACAGGAGATACTAAAGTTGTTATGTTAGACGGAGCAGGAAGTGGAGCAGCAGTAGTTGACGCTTTTGCTAGTCTTAGCGTTGTAGACCTAAAAGTACAAGACGATCTAACAGTTACAGATGATGCAACCATAGGCGGTACTTTAGGTGTTACAGGTGTTTTAACAGCTACTTCTCTTGATATATCAGGCGACATAGACGTAGACGGCACATCTAACTTAGACATAGTAGATATAGATGGTGCTGTAGATATGGCTTCTACGTTACAGGTAGATGGAGCTATTACTAACAGCTCTACTATAGTTTCAACTGGAAAAATAACAGCAGATGCTGGTATAGATATTGATAATTTTAATATTGATGGAACTACTATAGCATTAAGCTCTGGTGATATGACACTAGACGTTGCAGGAGACATAATTCTTGATGCTGATGGAGATGATATATTTTTCGCTGCTGCTGGGACGAATTTTGGAAAAATCACAAATGGCACATCTGATATGGTGTTCAGGTCGCTGGTCCAAGATAAAGACATGATATTTAAAGGTGACGATGGTGGTACTGTAATTACAGCCCTTACTCTTGATATGTCAGATGCAGGAACAGCTATATTTAACCATGATATTGTTATGGGTGATAGTGCAAATATCTTTATGGGTAGTGGGTACGATTTAAGATTACAAAGTGACGGAACTAATGGAACAATTAGTGCTGCTAATGGCAATCTAAACCTAGATGTTGCAGGAGACATCATTCTTGATGCTGATACTGGAGTCTGGCGTTTTAAGGATGCGGGAACAACTCTATATCAAATTGCCCTAGATGGTGCGTCTGTTGCTTTATATACAGGGGTGTCAGACGCAGACATGGTTTTCAAAGGAAACGATGGCGGCTCAACAGTAACAGCCCTCACCCTTGATATGTCAGATGCAGGTGCGGCTACGTTTAATAATTCAGTGTTACTTTCTGGGACAGGTGGTTTAACAACAACAGGTGGAAACAACCTTACCGTATCAGGCTCTGTCGCAGACCATGCAGGATTAGTTTTTGCAACTCACGCTATTTTACCTGCCGAAGCAGGAGCAAATGCAGACCCTAATGTTATTGATTTAGGAGCTAATGGAAATGAGTTTAAGAACCTATATTTAGACACAGGTATTATAGCCAGCAATGCGCTTAGCATAGCTACAGGTACTGACCTAACAGTAGATGCAGCAGGAGACATTATTCTTGATGCTGATGGTGAACAAGTTAATTTTTCTCATGCTACAACTGTTGTAGGTCAGGTTGATATGGGTTCAAACAACTTTACTTTAAGGTCAAAAGTTTCAGATGCCGATTTTGAAATACATGGTACAGATGGTGGTTCTAATGTAGCAGCACTTAAATTTGATATGTCTAATGCTGGTGCTTCTGTATTTAATGCTGGCATGGTCGTTAATGAATCTGCTGGTGCATTTGACTTTAGAGTAGAAAGCAGCAGTTACACTCACATGATATTTGGTGACGCAAGCACAAACAATGTAGCAATAGGGTCTGATACAGCTACATCACAGTTAAAAGTTGGTACTAGAGGTGTAAAAAACGCTATCCAATTAACGGGTGGTCCTAATGGTAATGCCACAAAGCTTATTATGGTTGACTCAAAGGGTGGTACTTTTAGTCAAGTACAGGTAGATGTGCAGCTGACTGGAGCTGGAGGTTACTTTTATTATATTTCTTACGCTGGAACAGGTGGAGCAAACTCACAAGAAGGCGGNGGATATACAAACGGAACGTCTAATTTTTCCAGCACTGTAACAAGTGGCAGTGGATTCACAATTTCAACACCATCTTCTAATGTGTGGAGGGCTGTTTGCACTACTACACAGACTCACCCTGTTTTATGTTTAACAATAGCACAAGGACTGTCTGGCGACATGGATGAAGATGACGTCACTATTACATATTCATAGGAGTAAATTATGGCAGTAACATACACAATACAAACACTTAAATATAGAACCTCTCTAAATGGGAAAACAAATGTAGTAGACGAGGTAACTTATAATGCAAGTAAAACTACAGGCGGAGTAACAGCAAAAATAACAAATTTTGTAAAATTAGATACTTCTGATTTAAGTAGTTTTACCGATTGGGATTCAATAACAAAAGACAAAGCGTTGGGTTGGGTATCTGCTGTTTTAACAGATGAAGAAAAAACAGCAATAGAAACAAAACTAGACGCTCAAATTGTAAAAATTACTACACCAGAGAAAGGTGCGGGAACTCCCTGGAATGACGATATCGCATAATTTTTAACTAACCACACCGACAAGTGTGCATAAAAACCATAGGAGGATAATATGGATAATAAAGAAACTGTCAAACAAGAAAATAAAGCTGTTATAGGAGATAAAGAAATCTTAGAGTCAGAAATGACCCCTAAACAACAATATCTTGCTAAACAAATAACTGATTTAAGAAACAAAGAAGGCAAAATACAATTTGATTTAGATCAAATTAAAGCAGCCTTAACCGTTTTCCAAAATGCTTTTATAGATTCAACTAAAGAAGAAGCTGATGAGGTGTTGAACGAAAACAAAGGAGAAAAATAATGGTAGATATAATTATGTGGGTAACAACTATAGTAACAGTTGCTAGTTTAATAGCGGCTTCAACACCTACACCAAAAGACGACGCTTGGATAGGTAAACTATATAAGTTTGTTGATTTATTAGCTTTGAATATTGGTAAAGCAAAGGAGAAATAATGCCTACCGTAAAGGACGCATTAGCAGAACTAAACGCACATGAAAGAGAATGTGCTATTCGTTACGGTTATATTGAAAAAAGACTTGACGAAGGTTCTGCAAAATTTAAAAGATTAGAAATGCTTCTTTGGGGTGTTTATCCGTTTATTATAGGGTCAATAGTCCTAACTAAGTTTTTATAAGGAGGATAGATGCCTCTACAAAAACTGTTATTCAAACCAGGAATCAATAAAGAGGGAACTGCTTACTCTAACGAAGGCGGTTGGTTTAATTCTAATTTAGTACGTTTCCGTAAAGGTTTACCAGAAAAAATAGGCGGGTGGTCTAAAGCTTCTCCTAACAGTTTTAAAGCATCAGGTAGAGCACTTCATGCTTGGGTAGATTTAGATGGCACTAAATATTTAGGGTTAGGAACTACTTGGAAGTATTACGTTAAAGAAGGAGAAGTTTATAACGATGTAACTCCTATACGTGCAACAACAACCAATGGTATAACTTTTGCAGCTACTGATGGTAGTGCTACAATAACTGCGACAGATTCAAGTCATGGAGTAGTTATAGGAGATTTTGTTACTTTTAGCGGAGCAGCTACTTTAGGTGGCAATATAACAGCCGCAGTTTTAAATCAAGAATATCAAGTTGTTACAGTTCCTACTGGAAATACATACACATTTACCGCAACAGCAACAGCAAACTCTAGTGACAGTGGTAACGGTGGTTCAGGAGTTGATGGTGCTTATCAAATAAACGTAGGGTTAGATGTTTATGTTCCTTCTACAGGTTGGGGTTCTGATTATTGGGGAGCAGGTACATGGGGTAGTGTATCAGCATTAGGTTCTACAAACCAATTACGTCTTTGGTCACACGATAACTTCGGAGAAGATTTACTTATGTGTCCTCGTGGTGGTGGTGTTTTTTACTGGGATGAAAGCGAGGGTACTGATGATAGAGCAGTAGCTTTATCAGCTCTTACAGGTGCAAATTTAACACCTACATTAGCATTACAGGTTATGGTGTCTGACATAGACAGACACGTTATTTGTTTTGGTGCAGACCCTTTGAATGAAGGCGGCACAGCTAGAACAGGAGCACTAGACCCTATGTTTATAGCTTGGAGCGACCAAGAAAGAGTAGAAGAATGGGAACCTCTTCCAACAAATACGGCAGGTTCTTTTAGGTTATCTGCAGGTTCAGCAATAGTAGGAGCAACGAGAGCTCGTCAAGAAACACTTATTTGGACAGACACTTCTCTATATTCTATGACTTTTGTGGGTCAACCTTTTACTTTTGCTATTAATTTAGTTAATGAGGGGGTTGGTTTAGTTGGACCTAATGCTATGGTAAACACTCCTAAAGGTGTTTTTTGGATGGACAAAAAAGGATTTTACACATACTCTGGACAAGTACAAGAGCTTCCTTGTAGTGTAGATGCATACGTTTTTGATGATATAAATCAAACACAAAGTTATCAAATATTTGGTTTCGTTAATAAAGCGTTTAACGAAGTAGGTTGGTTTTACTGTTCTTCAGGAACAACAGTTATTGACAGATATGTTACATATAACTATGAAGAAAATCTTTGGATGATTGGAGAACTTTCTAGAACTTCTTGGTTAGACGAAGGAATTTTTGCAGAACCTAAAGCAACGTCTACCGATGTTGATTATGTTGGTTATTGTTATAACCATGAAACAGGTGTAGATGATGATGGAACAGCTATGACTAATGTATTTATAGAATCAAGTGATTTCGATTTAGGGGAAGGCGATGATTTTCAATCTATAAGCAAAATAATACCTGATATAAAATTTATTGGGAATGCAGATACAGGGGCTAATGGTCAAACCTTAGACCTCGTTTTAAAAAGAAGAAATTTCCCTGGAGAAGAATTAACAACAGCAGTAACAAGTTCGTGTACTTCTGTTACTACTAAAATAGATACAAGAGTTAGAGGACGTCAAGCTGTTTTAAGAATACAGTCTAATGATACAGATACCACAGCGATAGGAATGAGTTTTAGAGCGGGGGCTACTCGTATAGATTTAAAACCCGATGGTAAAAGGTAATGGCTAAACTATTAGAAACTAAGTTACCTGTTGCTATAGGACCTCTTTCACCAGAACTTTTTAATAGATTAGTTAGAGTATTAGAATTAAGTTTAAATAGAGTTAATATTGGTTCAACTGTAAACGTTAATGAAACTGAACGAAATCTTAATCAATTTAATACGGGCGATATTATTTGGAATTTAGCAACTCAACAATTACAACTTTGGACAGGAACAACATGGGTAGATATTTATTCAGGAACAGAAAAAGGAGTTCAGGGAACTATGTCTCTTGGGCAAATAAGTGTATCAACTGGTGGAAATACAACAATAGAAATATTATAAAAGGGGATATTATGGACATGAATAAACTACAAGAAGAATTAACTTTTGATGAAGGTTGTGTTGATAAAATATACCTAGACCATCTAGGATACCCTACTTTTGGTATTGGTCATTTAATACTAGAAACAGACCCTGAACACGGACAAGAAGTAGATACACCTGTTTCTGAAGAAAGAATTACAGAATGTTTCGAAAAAGATATCCAAAATGTTATAAATGATTTAGATAGAAACATGGAATGGTGGAAAAGTTTACCTGAAGATTTACAAAGAGTTATGGCTAATATGTGTTTTAATTTAGGCGTAACTAGGTTATTAAAATTTAAAAAATTCTTATCTGCGATGGAAGAACAGAAATGGGATAAAGCAGCAGTTGAAATGTTAGACAGTCGTTGGGCTATACAAGTAGGTCCAAGGGCGATAAGATTAAAAGATAGAGTTTTAAAAGGAGGCTGAATGAAAGGCGTTAAACATTATAAAAAAGACGGCACAGAACATAAAGGCGGAATGCATAAAATGTCTGACGGTTCCCTACACTCAGGTAAAACACATAACAAAAACAGTAAAAAACTTTTTCATTTCGGTGAGCTAAGTAACAAAAGNAAAACAAAAGCTAAAGCTTCTTGGAGGAAATAATGCCAGCAAAAAAGAAAACACATAAAACTAAAGACGGCAGAACAGCTAAAAAAGGTCTTTATTATAATATAAACAAGAAACGTAAAGAAGGAAAGAAGATGCGTAAAAAAGGAGCTAAAGGTGCTCCTACATCTGCAGATTTTAAACGTTCTGCTAAGACAGCTAAAAAACCTAAGAAGAAAAGCAAGAAGAAATAATGCCTAGAAAAAAGGAAAAGTCTATAAAACGTACTACTGGTAAAGGCGGTAATTACCGTAAAACTAAATCAGGTGCGGGAATGACTAAGAAAGGAGTCAAAGCATATAGAGCTAAAAATCCTGGAAGTAAATTAAAAACAGCGGTCACTGGAAAAGTTAAAAAAGGAAGTAAAGCAGCAAAAAGGAGAAAGTCTTACTGTGCTAGAAGTGCAGGACAAATGAAAAAATTTCCTAAAGCAGCTAAAGACCCTAACTCACGATTGCGACAAGCAAGAAAAAGGTGGAAGTGCTAATGTATGAATATGGTTGTAAAGTTGATAGAGTGGTTGATGGTGATACGATTGATGTTGTGTTGGACCTTGGGTTTGATATTATGTTTAAGTCTCGTGTTCGTCTATATGGTATTGATACTCCCGAGTCACGTACTCGTGACCTGGATGAGAAAGCTAGAGGAAAAATGGCTTCGGCTTTCTTAAAAGAAGCAGTAGAAAACGGTTCTAAAGTTGTTATAGAAACTAAATTAAAAGACTCTAGAGGTAAGTATGGTAGAGTTTTAGGAAACGTAGTTGTTGATGGTTTAAATATAAACGAAGCTATGATAGAAAAGTTTTTAGCCGTAGCTTACTTTGGTCAGTCTAAAAATGATGTAGAAGAAGAACACCTAGTTAACAGACAAAAATTAATAGAACTAGGTGAGTTTGAACCAGTAACGTGATGGACTCTGTAGTTCAATTAATTAATGAAGTCGGATTTCCCATAGCAGCAGCTATTGGTTTAGGTTTATTTATTTGGAAACTTATTAATAAAATTATAGACGGAATGGAAACTAAAGTAGATGTTCTTGACGAAAAAGTAAGTGCTCAGATAGCACAGATAGAAGAACGGTTAGGTCAAAAATTAGATTCACAACACGGTATTTTAGTGGCTCTTATAGATAGAGTACGTTCTGTAGATAATGAGATAATTAGACAAGACACTCTTTTGAAGACTATACTAGGTGTACCACAACTTATGAATACAGATAGGATAGCAAAAGCAGATAGAGATGACCAAAGGAAAGATTAATGAAAGTATATTTAACTGAGTTTAAAATAGGTGACCGTATATTTGAAGGACCTTTTATATACGCTAACAGTTTTGAAGAAGCTGATTTAGAAGCTCAGGTTTTTGGTGTGGTTATAGTTGGTGAAGCTAGAATTGTTGTAGATGACGATAATCAAGAAGGAAGGGAAAGAGTTTTACATTAGGAGGATTGGTAATGGAAAAACGAAAAAGAGGAAGACCAAGTAACGCTGAGTTAAAACTCAGAAAAGAAGAATCAGAAAAAACTTTAATACTTAGAATTGTAATGCTTATAGGTGTTGTGTTGTGTATCGGAATACTCGTACAAAACATACAAGCAGACCAAATAGTTCATAAGTTTAAGTCTCCTAGTTTTAATGGCATAGGAACATCATCACATTATCTTACAATCGAAAACCAAGAGTTTTCTCGTAAGCTCACAATTAAAGAAGAAATAAAAGCATTACAAGACGAAATAGAACGAGAAAAAGAAAACAGTACACTAGCTAGGTTTTTAAGGAACCTGGAGTCAAGAGTCTATGCTGAATTATCTAGACAGCTAGTCAACAACCTCTTTGGCGAAACACCCTCTGATTCAGGTACAATAACCTTGGAAGGAAACACCATTGAGTATACAAGTGATGGTGTAACATTAACACTAAAGATAACGGAAGCGGATGGAACAGTTACTGAGATTACGATTCCTATTGGTACTTTTTTGTTCTAGCTGTTCAATACTTGACCAATATGAAGATACGTACGAACATAGGTTTAAAGCACATAACGTAGTTTCTATTCAGGAATTACAATCCCCTTATTTACGTGATATAGAAGTACCAGAAGTAAGTCCTGTGGTTGCTGTATACCCCACAGCATTTACCGACCAAACAGGACAGCGTAAAAGCAACAGTGAGTTTGCTTTATTTAGCACCGCTATAACTCAACAACCTAATGCTTTATTAATAAGAGCATTAAAACATGCAGGCAATGGTGAGTTTTTTAGAGTTGTAGAAAGAGTTGGTCTTGATAACTTAACTAAAGAAAGACAACTTATACGTTCTGCTAGAGATGCTTTTGCTAGTGAGGAAGAAAAGAAAAAACAGTTATCTCCTTTATTGTTCGCAGGTATTTTAATTGAAGGTGCTGTTATTTCTTACGAAGCTAATTTAGAGTCTGGTGGTGCAGGTGCAAGGTACTTAGGCATAGGCAATAGTATCCAATACAGAGAAGACAATATAACTGTTAGTCTTCGTATGGTTTCGGTAGCTACGGGCGAGGTATTGCTAGAAGTATTAAGTCAAAAGACTATATTTAGTTATGGTAAATCAGAAGATGTGTTTCGGTTTATAGAGATGGGTACAGAACTTGTAGAAATAGAGTTAGGTAACGCTAGAAACGAATCTTCTACCATAGCGTTAATGAAAGCTATCGAAGGTGGGGTACTAGAAATAATAAAACAAGGGTACGCTAAAAAGTATTGGGTTTTACAAACAGAAGGAAAGGAGGTAGAATGAGATTATGATGATGAAGAAGTGCATACATCTTTTGCTATGTCTTGCTTTATTTCCGTTTGCTTATGCGGCAGACAACGAGATATACGTAGACCAGTCAGGAACAGGGGCGAATATAGACCTTGAACAACTAGGTATATCTAACATTATAGGTGGTTTAGGTTCTTCTGCAGGAAGTTTAACTGCTTTTGATTTAGACGGCACAAGTATGACGTTAGATATCAATATGATAGGTGCTACTAATAAATTCTTAGGAGATATTACCGCAGACAGTTTTACTGGGTTTTATCAATTCACTGGCGGCACTAATACTTTCTCAATACAAGTAGACCCAAGTAATACTTACGGAGCTGATAACTCTAATCAAAACGTAGCCGTTACAGGTAGCGGAAACACTTTCACGTTAAACCAAGGAACTACTGCACTAGCAGCTACTTTAGATTTAGACTGGATTATTCAAGGGTCTAATAACACAGTTACTTCTAATATAAATATTGACGGTGCAACTAATTATATGGACATAGATGGTTCTGATAATACAGTAACGTATACGGGTACAGGTGTTAACGCTTCAGCAGGTGGTTACTTTTATTTAGACCACACAGGTGGACAAAGAACATTTAATATCCAACAACTGAGTACTCTAGACAATGACTGGCTCAAAATCATATCTATCGGTGGTAATGCTTCTTCTACTGTTTGTGTCGTTCAAAACGACCAAGGTACTAGCACAAGCTGCTGATATTGGGGACATATCTGAACTAAACGGTTCAGCACAAATACTAAGAGACAAACCATACGACGCTAACTTAAAGTTTGCTATTCAAAGCAACGATGAAGCTATAACTACAGATGGTAGAATGGCTATTACTTTTTTAGATGACTCAACAGTAAAGCTTACCGAACACTCACAACTCTTAATAGACGAATACATCTATGACCCTGACCCTAGTAAAGCTAAAATGGCTCTTACTTTTGGTTTAGGAACTGCGAGATTTATTACAGGTAATTTAAACCGTATAGATAAACAAAACATCACACTTAAAACTCCTACAGCTAACATTGCAATTCGTGGAACTGATTTCACAGCGACTGTTGATGAACTAGGTCGTAGCCTTATAATACTCTTACCTGATGCTTTAGGTTTGTCTAGCGGAGAAATAGAAGTAGTTACAGCTATGGGTACTGTATTATTAAACAAACCTTACGAAGCTACAACAGTTAGTGTGTTTGAATCTGCTCCTAGTAAACCTGTAATACTAGATTTAACGTTAGACCTTATCGATAATATGTTAATTGTTACTCCTCCTAAAGAAGAAAAGACAACCTATGCTGAAAATATATCAACTAAACAAGAAAGTATTTTAGATTTTAATGAACTAGATATAGATTACTTAGACGTAGATTATTTAGGTGAGGATGAACTTGAATTTACAGAACTAGATATTAACTTCCTGGATGTAAATTATCTTGAAGACCTTCTTAATGTATTAGATGCGTTAGCAATAGCTGAAGAAGAAGACCAATTAGCACAAGCAACTAGTACGCAAATATCAGGAACTCTTTTAGGTAAAGACCCAGACACACAAATAACCGCTTTAATAACAGGAAACGTTGTAAGTTTACGAAGACAAGTAAACGAAACTGTTAGGGTTGATTTAAACGGCAGTAATGCTTATACAGTAATTTTGATACAAGACGGAGTATCTAATATAATCAAGGTGAACGGAGGAAGTGATAGCACTATTACTATTACGCAAAATGATTAATGAAAAAATTAATAATACCTTTATTAGTAATATTAGTATTACCTTTAATATTTCAAACAACACCTACAGAAATACTTAAACTAAAAGTATTCGATACTTTTATACAAGAACAACAACCTTCTGGTAATTTTGTTATTCTTAATATAACTGAAGAAGACGTTGAACGTGAGGGTGGTTACCCACTACCCAGAAAAAGATTATCTGACATACAATTAGAGATACTAGGCAAAGGAGCTCTTGGTGTTGGTTGGGTTATAAGTTTCCCACAACCTGATAGACTTATGGGTGATGAAGACTTTGCTAGGTCTTTAGGTTATGCTCCTAGTGTCCTAGCTATGTTTGAAACTAATAGTGGTCAATACCCAAAAACTACAGGAACAGTTATAAAAGGTGAGGATATTGGAGGTATACTTACAACGGGAGTCAAGGAAAATTTCTACGCCTACGAAAACATATTACAAGGAATCGCCAGTGCTCCCACCGAAGTAGACCAACTAGTTAGACGTGTTCCTTTGTTGTTAAGAACTCCTGAAGGTTGGGTAGCTTCTTTTGGTACACAAATATACAAAGCACTGTTCGGTGTTAAAACATACATCATCACCACTAACGACAACGGTTTACAAGAAATAGCTATTCGTGGTATTCCTCCTGTTAAAACAGATAGTCTTGGTCGTAAATGGATTAGTTGGGTAGACACACCACAAACAAACTTACAGGAAATGGAAGTCAACGGTAAGTTTGTATTCGTAGGTGTTACTGCTAATGGCGTAATGCCTCAAATCGCTACACCTGTTGGTTTATTAGAACCACATAAAATACAAGCAGCTCTTGCAGAATCAATACTTATACAAAACAGTCCTTACATACCCGATTATTCTTTAGCTTTAGAACTTCTAATTTTTATA